GCCCGGAATGTGAAAGCGAAGACTGGAAGACGGCATTTTGGGAAACGAATGGAGCCATGCCAGATACAACACTAGAAATATGCGGCGATTGCGGATATCAGTGGGGACACCGATAAGCAATCTAACGTTGCGCATCAACGGCGTAGCGTAGCTGAGTCCGCTGTATGCGTTTGTTATGTGCCGTGATTATTTTTGCTAATGATTAAAAAAGCCCTTGCAATACGACACTGTGTCGTGTATATTTAAATCATAGGCAGACGGAATAAACCAGAAGCCAAGCAAGGAGAAAGAAAATGAGCAAGCTTACTTTCAACGAATACTGCGAAGATTTCCTAGATCAACACATCGGCCTTATGTCTGACGCTGAGCTTGCAACTGCTAAAGCCGGTTATAACGCTCTGTTCGTAACAGTAAAAAAAGTTGCGAAGCATGCAGATGCTGGAATGAAGCTAGACGCGCTGAAATCTAAAGTCGCTCGCTTAGTTGCTAGTCAAAAAATCAATGTTGAACGTGCAGAAGTAAGCGATCTTTCAACAGCAAAGGCTTACATAGCAAAAGCTGAAGCAGCGCTAAGCGCAAAAACAAAGAAAACTGACTTACTTGAACTAATCACATTGAACAGCGAAGTTAGCCGTTTCATCAACTCACAAAAATAACAGGACAGCAAAATGAGAATTGAATCAGTATCAATAAATATTTATCCCGCATGTACGCCAAGCGATATGCACGAATTTATTATGCCGTCAGCGGTTTTAACAGCAGAAGTAAATATTGGCGAATGCAACGAATATGGCTACGAGTGCAGTGTAGCCTCGATTAAAGATCATGCAGGGAATGAAATATATAAAAATACTGGCAACCTTGCTTCTGATATAAAAGAGATTCAAGAATTGTATATAGCGCTCGGATGGAAAAAACTTCATTTCGTATACTCTCTTTTTGATGAAAATAACGGGTACAGCTTTATATCAAGAGCATTAGAAAAGAGGGCGCAATCATGATAATGATTTCAGTGATATACAACAGACGGCAAGGCGGCGGCTACGAGATAACAGCAAGCAGTGGCAAAAAAATAATCGCAAGAAATAAGTCCCTAGGTGAAGACCCATGGAATGCAGCAGCTTATGCAGTGCAGTATCAAGCAAAATTTGGAGGCAACGAATCGCGCATCATTGCTCCAGAAAACGTAATGAGCATAATTAATAACGGGTCTGTTGATAATAAAAATAAAATCGGGTCGTATGAGAAATAAAGCAATAGAAGTGCGTGAGACGATGGGGCTCACGCAACGTGAGGCCGGTGAGCTGTTTGCTGGACAGACAGGACAAAACGCCAGCGACACATGGGGCCGGTGGGAGCGAACTGGAAACTGGCCAAAACCTGCCGACGCACTTTTTAAAATAATTCTAACGCTGAAAATGGCAGAGGACATGAAAACGCCAGGCGCTGGCAAGGCTTTAAAAATGGTGCTGTCGATGCTATCGCTAGATGATTAGCACCTAGGCACATAACGTTGCAATTAACCGGACCAACGGGAACAAAACCACAGGACTAAGCGAATGATGAACTTATCAGAAACCATAAAACTTGAAGCGACCACTGCGGTAGTTGGGTCCGAGTTAAATTGCCTTGTTATGCGTTTAAAACGCTACAACGAATGGCGTAGGGGTGGAGATGGTGAGCAGCCAGAACCGAAAAGCTTAGGGCTTGATATTGACGCTGCTATTGCCTCCATAGAATCGCTAGTTGCCGCCAAAGGCAGGATAAATGTACTGACTTCGTTTATTGATGGTCTAGCCCCGGACGGGTGGCATATTGAGTACAACCCAAAACCCATGCCAAGAAGTGCATACGACTGGGATTTTTGGCATGACAACTACGATGGTGCGCCGGACGGAAATAACCACTTGTTTGGCACAGCCTTGAACATTAGGAATGCGTTAGAACAGATAGCTGAAATTGACGCATAACGCCCGCATAACAGGCAACGCTTTTTGTTGTCCGCGTTAATGCCATTGTTAGGCTGCACCTACACTGAACTATGGAAACCACTATGATTACACTGATGCAAGGCGATTGCCTTGAGATGATGAAAGAAATACCAGATGGTTCGGTTGATATGATTTTAACCGACCCGCCTTACACAAGCCCAACCGTCCACGCATTCGGGCGAAAAGTTGTAAACCGGCTTTCTGATTTAGCTATACAGGAGTTTTATTTTTCAGCAATAAAGAAAGAGTGGGGACGCTTATTAAAGCCAAATGCGCCTATTCTTGTGTTTTGTGATGATGTTTATAGCGCTGTGTTAATGGGCTTATTTTATGAATGGAAGCAAAAAAATATAGTGGTATGGGATAAGGGCAGAATAGGAATGGGAAACCCTTTTCGAAAGCAGCATGAGATTATTTTTTACGCAAATAGAGACAGTTTAAAGCTGAATAAAGAAAAACTAACCCATATTCCAACGATAATAAAAGCCCCATTAAAAAAAGAGCACCACGGAGCTGAAAAGCCCGTTGATTTATTAAGTACATTGATTAGCGGACTATCTAATAAGGACGGGATAATTTTAGACCCGTTTATGGGCAGCGGTTCAACAGGCGTTGCATGTAAAAACTTAAACCGCAAATTTATCGGTATAGAGCTAGACGAAGAATACTTTAAGATTGCACAAGAGCGTATTAGTGCAACATAACGCCTGCATAACGCGCCGACGAAGGAGGTCGCAGTGAGTGAAACGAACGATGTTAATGCACTTGTTATACATGACTATAGTGTTTTCTCTCAATGTGTTACGGCTAATGGTCCGGCAATATTAAAGCATGGGAAGCCGCTAACGCCCGACGAAATAGTAATCTACTTAAACAAACTTGTTAATACCGTGTGGTTTTACGCAGACCCAGAACACTACCACGCTATTGCATTTTTACCCGATAACCCTGCAGGTGAGTTTATGACTGATTTTGCCGATAACGATGATTATGACTACCCTAAACCTGGCGCGAGAGCCAGAAAGACTGTAACAGAATTAGATGTATAACGGTAAGGCTTAGGGGCCACTGGCCACGCTGAATTAAAACGAAGAGTATTGAGACTATGAACAAGCAGAATGCAACGAACGTCGCGGCCAGTGGTCCCTTAGAGCCTGTTGTTAGGTGGCTTTTTACTCCACGCTTTTATGCTGTTTATACGGATTGGAACGGATGCACAGCCAGCGTTAAATGCACAAAGCAAGAAGACCTTGATCGGATAATTGAAGCGACGCCAAACTTTGATTGGATTGAATGCGGACCGATAACTTACTGGCTTATGAAACATCGATTCTATCGGCTCGCTATGATTTGGCCATGGAGATGAGCGCAAATGAACTAATGGGCTGGGGCTTCCTAGGATTTGCTATTGCCAGAACTCTAGGAATTGGGATAGAGGAGCGGAGCTTAACCAACGGTATAGCGTGGGCAATTTTAGGAAAGCTTTGCTGGATACACTCGGACATTAAGTCCACCTAACGCCAAGCTAAGCGGTGGCGAAGCCGTCCGGCGGAACGAAGTGAAGCGAACTTAAGCGCATTGTTATGCGGGAGGATTGATAATGGATAGACAACAAATTGCAGGTCTGGCAAGCGGTAAAATTGGAGTGAAGCAGGAAATGTTGTGGAACCAAGCCGGAACGTGGCCTGAAGACATGAGCGACAGTGAACAAAACCCACATGGGCGGCCAATAAATTATTGGTGCCCGACAGTAAACGGGCAAACCGTTGGCTGGGAGGGAATTTCAGGATGGACCACAAAAGATAAAGCTTTAGAGATTGCGGGGAAATTCCGCCAAAAGTGCATTGATTGGCTGGCTGAGAATGACGCATAACATCGCAAATAACGCGCATGAACAAGGAGCGAAGCGACGCGGTGAATGTCGCTGTTAATTTGCCTTGTTATACCGCGCATACACAGGAGTTAAAATTTATGACAAAGAAATACCAAGTGATTTACGCCGACCCGCCTTGGGACGTTAAGCGCGGACCAGATTGGAATAGCAACGGGCCATCGAAGCCACTGCCCTACCCGACAATGAGCATTGACGAAATTAAGGCGCTGCCAGTAAAGGCGATAGCGGACAAAAACGCACACCTCTACCTGTGGGTGATAAATAAATACATAGCTGAAAGCTACGAAGTTGCTAAGGCGTGGGGCTTTAAGCCAAGCTGTATGTTGACATGGGTGAAGCCACCTCACGGAATAGGTATCGGTGGAACATATGTGCAAACTACCGAGCATTTACTGTTTTGTCGCCGAGGCACACTTAAGGCCGAGAAAAGGATTGATAGAACTGCTTTTGAGCATAAGCGGCTTAAGCATTCGGAAAAGCCAAATATGTTTAGAGAGATGATTGTTGAGGTGAGCGGAGATAGACCAAGAGTAGAGTTATTCTGCCGTGATCCTCACGAAGGCTGGGACGTATGGGGTAACGAGGTTGAATGTACCGCCGAGCTTGGCAGTGCGGTATAACGCCAGCGGTAAGAGGCATGCCGTAGCGGTGAGAGGCTTGTGCTAGGTTTTTCAGCACAAACGAACGCCGCGTAGGACTGTCCTTCTTGACCGCTTTTGTTAGGTGACATCATTGTAGTGGCGAAATATTAAATCAGGACATTTGTTATGACACGAAAGCCAAATTTTCCGACCTTCTGTAATATTGAATTGCTGAAGTGTGGACTTCTTGTAATTATCGAGACAATTGCAGCAATATTTATGCGCGTTTTCAAATTTGCCCACATAGTCATTTTCTATGTATACAAAAACACCAGTAGCGACTTCCTTTCTCGCGTATCTTTTTCTTTCAGCTTCCCAATCACTAAGGCGCATACATTCTTTTTCAAGCTCTCCTATTTTTCTAACCATAGACGCTTGTTCATTTTGAGACGCCATTATTTCGGATTGCGCACCGATTATGATGCTGTTGAATTTCACAATCTCGTCTTGAAGTTTTGCAGTATCGCGGATACCTACCAAGCTCTTTCCAATATCAAGAGCCGTACTAAGAGATGATAAAGCTAATGGCAAATGTTCAATCATTTAATAACCCCCGTTGTCACCTAACACTGGGCTATACACACCTGATAAGGTAGGGAGCGTAAAAACAATGACTTATAGAGCAAATAAAAAAGCACGAAAACTGTGGTCATTACAAGCAAACGCCGCAAAAGAAAGAAAAAGACTCGCTGAAAAGGATCAGCATACTGACTTTGTAGATATTGATCCTTACATCAAAATCACAATAGAACGCAGGCACACAAAAGAAGTCGCAATATTTGAGTGTCTTGAAGGAAATAGAATTGATAACTACAGCATTTATTGCAACGATGAGCCGATTGGGATTCACGGGATAACATTTTTAATGAACAGCATCAGGAAGTCATTACCAAGGTTTAAGCGGTTTGATGAATAATATGTGAAATGGGTGATAAATGGACAATAGCATAGAAAGACGATTAAGCGAGCTGAGAGAGATAGCGGCGAAATACGCCAAAGCTAAAAGAGAGGCTGTTTATCTGGAAGATTTCAAAAAGTCTAAGCTTGCCATCATAATGAAAAAATATGAGCCTGAGCATAAAACCGCCGCAGCACAGGAAAGAGAGGCTAGGGCGGACGATGAGTACATCAAGCTATTATCGGCGCTTGCTGACGCTGTGGGGGAGTCTGAGCTATGCAGATGGAACCTTGAAATAGCTAAAATGGGCGCTGGATTATGGCAGACCCAGCAGGCTACTAAACGTGAAGAACTCAGGGAGTATAGAAAATAGTTGGTGTGCTTTCTAGTGCGTTTCTTTTACAACCTAACCCAATATTTATTTGAGTTAGGTTGTAAAAAAGATAATTGCTTATGTGCTAATGTCTAAATATGATTGATTGTTAGTCAAAATATTGTCAACTATTCGCATAGTTTGTCGTAGACTACATTGTTATCAACAACCTGATCTATAGTCTCTCTAGTGTCATCTGGTGACGTGTAGATAGGATTATAGAGGAGACAGTAATTACTTACGGGTGTATTTGTCTTCAACGCGCATCCGCTCATTATCATCAGCGCGAGTACGCCTAGCAGTTTCCACATCGTCGATAACCTCCTCATATTTGTCGATCTTCTCTTTCTGAGCTTTGTTACGAGTAGAATCGGCTTTAACCTTAAAGAACAGCGCTATAGCCGCCATAATTCCAGTTACCAAACCCATTAGTTTACTAATCATTATTTATCTCCTACAGGGCCTGTTGTCTTGAAGCGCAAATACGCCTGCAGTACGTTGATTGCTACCCGCACAACTGCATAGGTAGGAACGGTAATCCCAAGGTCTTCGGGGGAATACGCCAATATGGCAAGAGCGCCTGCGTCAACAAACTGACTTAATGCGGCTAGGTCAAGCGAACGACTTTTCTTTATGATTCCGTTATAGCTCATATTCAGAATCCTTAATCAGCTCGCGCCAATCCATGCTCGGCAGCTTTAAATGTGGATACTCCCTGAAGCTCGTCCAGTTACCCGCCCATTCAAGCCCAGCACTTATCGCAATCATTCCGTATTGGTGCCAAACTTCCTTATCCTCGTATGAGTCAGTGCCCCAGACGGGCTTGCCGCCAACCATAGGTACGCCATCGACCGCACCGCCATAGTTATGGTCAGACTGGCCAGGACCAGCGTTTGTGACAATCTTTTTTCCCTTCTGTGGGCCTACGCCAATCAGGATGTCAGCCAGGTCAGGCCGCTGCCACTTATCACGCAACTCAGCAGCCTTTGCCTTGATTGAGCCCATCGAACGGCCCTGTCTGAAAAGCCTTGCCTGATCTTCAAAAGATCGTCGACCGCTATACAGCAACACACCGAACTGTGCAGATTTACAATGGGCAATGAACTCCTCTACCCGCTCCTGCATTTCTGGGTCTAAAAGGGCGATATCATCACTATTAAGTGCCATTTTGATCACCTATTTACAATGTGGTCCAGATGGATCAAACATGTCCAACAAATTCCCACAAAACCATTTTTGTACTTTCCCTCGATACCCGCCAGAGTTTTTATAATGAATCAATCTTGATGTGAATGTCAGGCCGCCCACTGGCAATGCCATAAATAAAATTGAACCTACAACAATATTGAATGCTACATCAATAACCAATCCGACAAATATGATCTGATAACCAAAAAATTTAGCTACGCCGGTTAGCTCATCTTTATGGGCCTTTAACTTCATCGCTGCGAGATAAAATACCCACAGAACAACACCAGAAATATACGAAAATACTGCTAGTTCAATCACCTAACCGCCCCCTTTGGTTGATTTTACCCACTGGGTAACTGCATAACCCAGCCCACCCACAATTGACCCTATACCAGTAATAAACCCCCAGCCTATAATGCTAGTTTTAATCTTTTCAACGCGCTCCTTTTTAACCTCTGCATCAACAATTAGTATATCTATAAACTTATGATGTTCTTCATGAGTTTTAGAATTAATACTATTCCACTCATTAAGCGCTTCACGCATGGCTTCTTTTATTTCTTCTTTATCGGACATTTTTATTAAACTTTTATTTATTGTTGTCTGTTGTCATCTTCTTTGTTTTGCTGAGATTTTATTAATGCAGCGAAATAAACAGCATCTGCAACAATCTTTGCGTTTCCTGTCGCATTTTCTGGAATACTAAGTGCTTTTAATTTTTTAATGCTTACTTCTGGTCTTAATAACAACTCAGTTAAATCACTAACATTTCTGCTAGCTTTTGGAACAGATTTTATATAAGCATCAACTACTTTTGATCCATCTTTACCAGCTCTTGCAATAAGATTTGCTGCGGCGGCATTATTTCTTGTAAGTTTTTGCGCAAGACTTTTAGATACCTGGCCTATAAGCGGAACAGCAACCGCTCCAGGCGCACCGCCAATTGCAGCACCACCTGCTACGCCAAGAGAGCTTAATAGCATTCCGCTAGCCTGGCCCTCGGAAAATCCAAATTTACCAATGGCCTTAGCCATGTTTTCAGCAGTTCCGCCTCTAACAACCTTTTTCATAGCGTCTAATTCTTCTGAACTAAACCCTCTGCTCTTCTTTTTGTTATTAATGATTGACCTAAACTGAACCCTTATTCCATTCTCAAATCCTGACGCTTGGTTTTTAGCTGTTTCAATGGCGTCTTCTATTAACTCGGACTTTTTAGCTCTGCTCCATAACTGTCTGGCCTCCTTGAATCTTGGGCCGACATTAGCTGCTTTCTCGCCAACAAAATCATTTGGCCCAAGGTTGTCCATAAAGTCGTCTATTTTCTCAACAAGTATAGAACCTAATCGAGCCTCATCTGGGTCTAAGCTCCTTGCTGACGCTCTAGTTACTTTTCTCAAAATATCAACTTCAGAAACTGTAAGGCTTCTTATTGTTGAATCATTGATTTCATCAAGTGCAGCGCTAACTTTTGGATGTATCCTACGGTTAAAACCTTCTTTCTTTGCTAATGATTGGAGTTCTCCCCCCAACCTATTAACGCTGCTAGAATTAATAGTAGCACCAGAGTTATCAAGCTCACGATATATACCTCTCGCTGTTTGTTTTAATTCGGAAGTTGAAGGTGTAGATTCACCTAATAATTTTTTTACTTTGGTCTTTTCAAGTGATTTCTGAACTGTCTTTCCGGCAGATTTCAGTCCAGAACGCACTTTTGGTAGTCCCAATGCTGTTAATGCCGCCGTTGGTGCTGTCTTACCGATTGCACCAAGGATTGGCCCGCCAGATTCATACCCGGCATCACCTAAACCTTCCTCTGCCTGTGAAAGCTTGCTAATAACCGGCTCAACCGTTTCAGCAAATGCACTAAGTGCCTTTTGCCCCTCTTCAGATTCTGGTTTGTATGTCAGCTTATCTCTAATAGCTGCAATATTCTCAGTCGCCCTACCAGATCCAAAAGGAAGTGACGCCAAGCCAGCTATACCGGCTAATGGCTCGGCTGCCATGCCTGTAACGACTGATCTTAACGGCTCGAACCCGGCGCCTACAATCGACTTGGCATCCTTCCTTATATCAGGCAGTTGACTTTTCTGCTGACTTTGTTCTGAAGCAACCATCTCAGTATCGAAAGGGTCTACAAGACCACTAATATCAGACTCAATGACTTTGCTTTTAGTCGCCTGTTGTCGTTCGTTATCGAACGGATCAATCAATTTATCGGCCATATTTACTACGCCACATAGTATTTATTTGATCTACTGTTACGCCAGGGTTAGCCTCAAGCATTGCGCGCTTGAATTGATTATAGAATACAGGTCTTCCGGTTTTAGGGTTATCGCCTAGTAATGGCGTTTTAGCCTTATACTTATTCCACGCACTCCTTGCGCCGTCAAGGCTTTTGTTCTCAGATTTGTAATTAAGGTAAAAATCCCTTTCCTCTATTTTCCTTTCTTCTAGCGCAATAGCCGAATCAAGCAAGAACCGCTTAGCTTCTGGTGTATTCCCAAGTTGTGCTATTGTTGATTCTATTCTCTTAGCGTCATTCTCAGTTTGCGGGCCTTTCTGAGCTTGCATTTTCGTGAGGACAAGATTCTGAACAATGCCTTTATATGCCTGCGCATTATCAGCTTTTTCTAGCCCAATATTTTCAGGATTAAACCCTAGCCCTTGTGCAATAGCCGCCGCCCATGCCTTGGATGGCTCGAAAGCGCCTGTGGACACATCTATAGATGATGCTATTTGCAAATTAGACAAACTATCCTCGGCTCCTTGAGCACGTTTAGCGACATCATCAAAATTTGCAACCAGTGATTTGCCCCACGCTTTGCTCTCTTCTTTCTCCTGTGTCTGATCAATATTTACTAATGGCGATTTTTTTGTCTGTATGTTTATATACTTTCCTGATGATAAGTCCTTCTGCCCCAATGTTCCTTCAGATGCTCCTGGTATTTGCTCAAAATCACCATAAGATTCTATGTTTTTTTGTTTAATACCAAGCGCTGCAGATGTCCCATCATATATCTGCTGTAGAATTTGAGGCGTCACTGTTGATGCGTCAAAGTCTTGAGGAAGCTCACCGATATTTTGCAGTTCAGGGATCCATTTTGATAGCGCTTGTGGGTTCTGGAGACTTTCAGCGGCAGCCATGTTTAGCATTTTCAGTTTTTCAACTTTTTGCTGTTGATCAAACTGAGTTTGTTGTCTCTGGCCCTGCTGTTGCGCTAAGACGTTACCTTGCCTTGCCCCGGTCAATTGCTCCTGTACAAGCTGGTTCTGAGGGCTGTTAGGGTCTAACTGCTGCTGCCTCATGGTGTTTTGTAGGCGGGCACCTTTGATGTTTTCGCCCATAGCTAATACATTGCCATAATTGAACGGCTTGAAGTCCTGCATTTTATACCCCTAAGTCTCTGGTTTTGGCGGATTAAGGTAATTATACAGCATAAAATTCGAAGCCCCGCCCTGGATAGCGTTGTTGATAGCGCTGTATCTATTCTGTGCTGCACTTCCCTGAGCTGCAGCATTAGCAGATAAAATATTCCCGATACTATTTGCCATGTTTGCACCTGCTGCACCTGACTGTGAAACTGATGTCTGCCCCATGCCAGACAATCCTTGCAGGCGGTTAAGATAGTTTTGACCCCTACCGTATGTATCTTGATTCTGCTGGTAGTCCAATCCGTATTTTGTTAGGTTTCTATTGTAATCATCTTTATTCTTTTGGTAGTCAAGGCCGTATTTGGTTAGTTCTCGACCATACAAATCATTCGCTCGATTATATCCAAGGTTGTATTCATTAACATCTCGGCCATAGTTTGCAACTGATTCGCCCATCTGCCTGTTAAATGCATCGTTTGCATACTGTTGTGCCACTCCTGTAACGCGATCCGCGATTGCTGCTAGGCGATTGCCGCTATTGAATTGTCCTTGTGTTGCAGCTCCTCTATTAGCCGCTTTGATTGCCTCATCACGGGCAAACCTGTACCCGGCATCTCCTTCAAGGTTATATTTGAATCTATCACCACCGTTGAACTCTGGTAATGGAATTCCTCCATATTGAAATTCTGGCAATGGCGCTGTGTTGTCTTGAAACGCAGGCAATGGTGCGTCTTCCTGTCTGACTCCTGTTTCACCCTGAAGACCCATAGCCTGGTTATAGGCATTTAGCGCGTTAACGCCAGACTGTCTATATGGCTCTGTGTCACTGCGATTTAAATCAAACTGACGACGTTGTTCAGCGATTGAAGCTGCAGTTGCTGAACTTGCCGCAGCTGATGCTCTATTTGCCGCGCTGTTTCCTAGAATGCCTGAAACAACTGAGCCGCCTACTATTGCTGCCGCTGTACCCATTTTATTCTCCTAGATACTTCTCATAATTATGTTCAATTTCAGTAAACCCTTTTTCTTCAAGGTATAAACCTATATCAAATTGCTTCTTGATTGTCATAACAACGTACTCGACTCCAGATATCTTTAATTCATCCTCCATTCTTTCAAAAAGTTGCTTAAATATGCCCATCCCTCTATATCCAGGCTTCACATATATAGCATCGTTAGTTGATGTCAATGAATCAGCGTTATGCAAACTATTTGATATAAAATTAAGTATATACCCTATAAGCTCTCCGTTATCCCTAGCAGTTATTAATAAAAGACCATCGTTCCTGTCAATTTCAATGTAAGCATCTTTGTTAATCTTGAACGGCATCCGACCGTCTTCAACTTCATAGTAATGCTTCTCAGCAAGGCTATTTAGCTCATCTGCAATATATGAATATTTCTCAATGTTATATTCTATTCCTGAGTTTTTTAGCGTTACTGATTTGTTATCCATTATTTCCACTTCGCATCTACAATCATTAGTCCGGCTGGGCCACTTCTAGCTAGTGGTGTGTTGCCAACATTGATATAGTTATCATGAATGATCTCGTTAACACTTTCCCCATTACCATTATCACACAATTCCATCAAGTCAATAGTGGTTTTTGACATTGGGTCAAGTAAAATTGGTGTAAAATCCGGACTTGCTTCAAACGGGTGTGGGATTAGATCCATGTCCGCATTTTTCATTAAAGGAGTAAGTTCTATTTCTTCCTCAACCGCTGAGCGTTTTGCTTCGAGTACAGCTTTTTTGTAAGCTACCTTTTGCGCCATTGATGAATTGGACTTGATAGGTGCAGGCATAGAGAAATTCTTATGTTTGATATATTGCTTACCGTCCTTAGCATGACGATCAGCAGTAACTTTTGTTGGCCCGTTATAAATCCATGGAGGGGTATCAGCAGAATATACACTAACGATATTGCCCTGTGAGTCCACATTTGCAAATATAAAAAATGGAGCCTCACCGTCACCAAGATCGTATGGAGGTGATGCAGTCACATAGGTTTGTTGTGCGTATGCAGTACTACCACTACTTGTATAAATACGAATGCTCGTAACATAACTAGTGCCGAAACCATATGCCACGTAATTTGTATCCGCCACAGCATTACTACCCCAATAACCAGTTCCAGATGACGAACTCGACCTGAGTCTAGGGTAGAATCCATAGGCTCCTCCAGGTAAAATAGAAGTCGCACCATTTGTGCTCGTCGTAGATACTTCACCAGCGTTTGACGTTTTCAACTCATTCTGACCCACAGCATTCATCGTTGCTAGTGTGCCCTGACTGGTTATAGCACCAGCCGTCTGCGAGCCGATAGACGCTGATGTTATAATCGGACTGCCGTATAATGATCCGACTGACGTAGTGTTATTTAATTCCAAAGGATGCGGCGTCTCCCAAGCTCCATCATCATTCCTGTCTGTTAAGACGTAGAATATGTCTGAGTTTGCATGAACCCAAAAATCATCAGCGGCGGCAGTTGTATCACTAAGTTTTATAAGCGGACCGTCTCCTTCAACAGTAACCGCGTTAGTAAACGTCTTCGCGCCAGTAATTGTCTGTGCCCCTGCAATTTTCACGGCACCGTCGATTTGCGTCTGAATAGAGCTTGTTACCCCGTCAACGTAGTTTAATTCGGATGTCGTAGCTGTAACTCCATCAAGTATATTAAGTTCAGCAACAGTTGAGGTTAGTCCGCCAAGTCCTCTAGCGATTGATTCATAACCATTATTTGTGGCATTAACCTTTAGCGTGACTGATTCGTACTGGTTGAGAGCAATACTCGTGGCCGCGCCGTCGATGGTGTCAGTTCCAGCACGGGATACGGTAACGACCGCTGCCCCAACGTTATGTATTGTGACCTCATAATCTCCTGTTTCAGACGCCGCCATTGTCGCTGCATCGCCAAGTGTGATAACAAATGGGGTTGTTGCATGATTACCTACAATCCAATTCCTATTGTCACTAATTAAACAAGAATACGCAGATGTCTTTGCGGATACAATTCGTTTGAAATTAGCATCAAGCTCGGCGTGTGTAAGTTCACTCCCTTTTGCTGCCCTTGTTCGTAATGTACTCAATTTGGTATCCTCAAAACTTTATAACCCGCGCCACCTGAATCAGGGGCACCTACCGAAACACGCTCAACAGTTGCGTTATCTACATCATACAACAATAATCTTGTGTTACCAGCAGTGTTATTATCGTCAAGCTGGATAACAGTTGTGTTAGCTGTGTCGTCTAGTCCTCTATTTGTGGCTCTATCCCACAAACCATAAAGCCATTTTTTCCAGATGTAGTTGAAATCATTTATTTGTGGAGGTGGTTGGTATGACATTAGCTAGTCCCCGGTATTGGATTGCCTTCCAATGCTTCAATCCTGATAGTATCAGTACCAGCATAGTTAATATCGAAATTTATCCGTCTGAAACTTCCAACTCTGGTAACTTTTTGGTTTTTAGATGTATCTATCGTTACTCCTGAACTAAAATTTGAATTATTTTCTTTCGCCCATTTAATAGTTAAATCCTGTGAGTTTGGCGTTGTATCAGAAACATGCTTGATAGCAGGCATTGTTTTTTTGACGTTTGACCCGCCGTCAAATTGGCCAGTTCTTACACTTAAACTAATCGGAGTCCCTGTTTCACCGGCAGTTAATATATATCCAGTTTGAACGTATCCGGTGGTTACATAAGTTGATTCCAATAGCGTGTCTTGTGGGTTTAAATCATCGTTTAAGGTAATCATGTCGCCGTTAAACATAATACCTTCGCCATACCGTGGAAGAACGCCTGTTCTAATCGACCAGTCCATTAATGGGAATTTTGTTAATCCATTCACTGTGGTTTCCCACTCACCCCATAAGCCGGTAGTGTCATCATAAGCTAACGTGATATATGGTGTGATATCTGATGGCGTTAGATATAAGTTCAGAAGGTAATAGGTATGTCCCTGAGCTGTTACTCCACTCCCAGTTGCAAAATAATTGCTTTTCATGATTGCTTGTGTGAGGAATGAATCAATCGTCGGATTAGACACCTTCCTTACCCCGAAATTTTCTATTGTATAAACGCCTAAAGCACCGGAGAAATTATTCCCAATAAAGAACGAACGATCTCCCTCTTCCCATAAAGACTCTCCTGAGTTACACCCTATCTGGAATGATATATCCTGCCTGCGAGATAACGGACTGCCTGTTGTATTCGCTGAATCATAGAAAAACTCGATAGTCTTTGATCCGTACACAACGATGTTATCGTGATGTTTTCCAAGATATTGCCCACCGTCAGGATCCCTTTCTGCCTCAAGATAGTCAAGCGCATCCCATGTGGTAGGATTGCCAACATTAGAGTTATATATAATACCGTTCTCACCCAATACAAAAAGGTAATTGTTTAATACCGCTCCGCCAAATGCCAATCCAACGGCCGGTGTTTGTTTTGGCGGAAAGTTTGTATCTGTAATCTCTGTTAACACATCTCCTGTTGAGATTGTAAACCCCTGGTCATTTTCAGCATCAAGGAATAGTAGAGTTGTCCCCATGACTAGAAATTTGCATTTTTTAGTCCCGGAAGAAACTGTCCCAACTGTTGTTCCGTATGCTGTTTTGTATATTGTGTCGTTGTTTGCAAAATATAACGCGCTATTACCATCCCAGTAATAAATCGCTCGCCCACGGGCGTCTGAGACAGTCACAGAGGCGTCTTCAAATACATCGATAGATGGCCTTTGAGTAACGTAGAAAGTATCGCCACGCTTCTCTACAACTCCGTTGGTAATACCAGAGTCTTTATCAGTGATAGCAGCGCCATTAAACTTGTTAATGTGCAAATCAACTGCTAAAGGGACTCTCATCTCGTAAACCCTGTGATTATGTCAAACCTTGACCTGATACCTCTCGGCATGTGCCACATGTCAAGGGGCTTCATATTTGCATTAATAATAGTTTTTGCGATCAGTTTTAGTCCATCCATCGCAATCATTGCAGTTTGTTGTGGAACAGCAACCTCGAATAATGCTGCTGCCCTAATTGCCAAATTAGAGATAACACCCTCTTCTGCCCATGTAGGAACCGGGAAAGTATCACTTAACGTATCCTGTGGCGGGAATTGAAGGTCTTTATCATCAACCGTCCATGAAGCCATCATCTGGTTTAACTGATCAAGCATATCGGCTGAATCGGTCGCATTTGCACTGTCACCTGCCGATAATATGCCGACCATAAATAGCGCTTTATCGATTGCTTGTTGGTTAGTCATTTAACAGCCCTCAATACAAAACCAAACGTGTCATCAGTTTCGTCTTTAGCGAACAGGTCAAAGTCTGCCTTATACCACCCCCGGTAATCGGTCATCGCTGTAACGCCTACCTGTCTCTCATATTCTTTCTGTGATAAGAATGTCAACGATCCATCACATATCAACCTTGTATGACCTGGGTCACCCCACGCCCACTGTGAGTCCCACATCGGGCAGGTTGCTATAAAAAAACCACCTGGTTTTAAAATCCTGTGAAATTCGCTGAATTGATCGAAGAAAAACCTCCAATCTCCTTGTCTACCACAATGCTCAAGAACCTCATAGGCATGAATCTCGTCAAACATATCATCATCAAACGGGTAAGGAATCTGGTTCAAGTCATGCCGTACATCACAATCAACAGTAGGGTCGTTGTCAAGTGTAATCAATTCTCCAGACCACTCTAAAGGTATCTCATTGAAAGTTACCTTTTTCTTTAAGTTGTTTCCGCACCCTATAAGCAATTCCATTATGCAGCACTCGTGTCTTGATTGATTTCGACTACTCTATTTTCCTCTGCTTCGATTTGTTCGCTAAGCCATTTGCTGTAGTTACCTTTATATCCCCCATGGACAAAGTCAATATCAGGCCAAACCGGGATAGGCTTCTCGTATTTCTTTATATAGTCATCACAGAAACAGTAATCCTCACCAACAAAGCGGCCTTCTTCGTCAAGCTTTGTATAAAATAACTGAGGAACCTTGCCTTCCTGACCATGAATATTCATCTGTATTGCATCTTTCGACATTTCCTCCAAAACCTCTCTTGTTATACACAGAAAGCCAGTAGGTACTCTGTCGCACATCAACCAATCGTCCTCTATCCATAACCCGCCAACCTCTGGGTTAGGTGTCCACTTGGCTGGATAGTCAGGTGGTGATTGTCTGCGCGGATAAACGCCAGCACAAATTGGCTTGCCCGACCTAATCAGTCCTATAAACGCATTGGGTGGGAACTTGAGATCCGCATCTATAAAGAATAAATGCGTAGCTTCTGGAAAGTCTTCAAGAAAAATCTTTACAAAAATATTTCTTGCCAAGTCAATAAACGCGCCGTTTCCCATAACTCCTGCAGTCATTTTGACCTGGTACAACGGTGAACAAAAAGCTGATTCAGCTAACGATTGGGAATAGTCACAATCTACTTTGCCGTCGTAAGCTGGGGTTGCGATATACACATCCCAGCTAGCAGGAACCACTTGTCTCTTTTCTTTCCGCTTTTTGCCTAATTTCTTTGTCATTTATCACCTTTTAAAATAGGGGGCCGAAGCCCCCGTATTAATTAGAGCAAATCCTGCTCATACAAGTGGCGTGATGCAAGCTCTGGGTAAAGCCCTGCAAAGCCGAACAAAACATCAACACGACAAGGAACTGCATCGTTGGAAATATCATACTGCCTAGCAATACGCATTGATATACCGTCAGATGATTGTCTTGAACCCCATGCACCGTAGCGGGACACATCCTCGAGGTCAGCAGTCGCAAAAACAAATGCGTCTTTGTGGAACTGCAAGTCTTGACCAAACGCACTTGACGCAGCACCAATGCGAGTTACTGCATTTCCATCCATGTCCGATACACCTGACAGTACGCAATTCTGATATGCATTGCCTGATCCATACATCAGTCCAGGCTTAACCGTTACAGTATATGCTGTTGCTGCATTGGTGAACGTTACATCTGATTGCACAACGTGAGTTTTCAGCTTACCAGTATTCTCCTTGGTTTCGGGATGGACATCGTAAACACCTGAGATAGTAATAATGTCGCCAGCCTTGAGCGTTGTGGTAGACGTTGCGCCATCAATAGACAGAGCGGTCTCAGACACCCAAGTGTTTGTAGTAGCGCTTGTCCCAAGGTTTGCACCGTTAGTTAATGGTGAGCCAGATAGTGACCCAGTAGTATGAGATGGTATTAGTGTATTCTCATATACATTAAATCCACCTGTACGACCCATCATACCTTCACGATATTGTTTCTCGATGTTGTTTGATGCATGGAACAAGCCCTTAGTTGCATCCATAAATTCAACTATGCTGTCTGGATTCATTATGGCTGAACGCTGGCTAAGTGGGCCAAGGTTCTTTGTGATATTTGAACCGCCCTGCTGGAACCTTTTGTATGTCATTAGTCCATTTGTAGTTGCATTGGTGTAGTTGTTTACCAATTTGTAAGCGTCTGCTAGACAAGCGCCTTCAATCTTTGCAGCCAACTGCGCCATAGCAGGTTCAATGATTCGCTCCGAGAAGGAATCAAGGTCCATAGTTAACTCAACAGAAGTGAACGACACATCAACCCCATATTGGCTGGAAACCGATAGCGGTGTTGACCGTTCGACATGGTTTTGAGTTGAAAGCGTTGCACCCGTACGGACTGAATACTTGGAAGGCATTCGGACATTAACAGACGTGCCAACCTTTGCTCCGGTTTGGGCAAACTTGTCATCATATTGACGGTTTACGTTTCCGATAAAATTAGACTTTTGATGCAAGACTCGAAGAGCCTCGCGTGTAATCATGGTCGGTGTAAGAATGGTATTTGGCATTGTTTATTTCCTCATTACTTGCTTATTCCTCCGCTTCATCCATTCATCGGTAGACATTTTGTCGCTATCAACCGTTGACGGGTTAATGTTGACTTTGCCGTCTGCACCGGCGATTTTAGGCGGTGGGGTAGGTGCTTTGCTAACCTTTTCTCCGCTCTTTGCTTTTGCTGCCAGGGTTGCCTCGATACGACCCATTTCACGTCCTGTCATTGATGGTGGTAGCTGTGAAATTTCATAGGCAAGATCGGGATTATTCCCCAGGTAATACAGAACCTCCGGGCCATTCTCCATGCCAGATGCAACATCTGCCATTGTTTGACTAATGCTTAATGATTCATTTCTGACAACATCATCAAAATCATCAACGGTCTCAGAGTATTTTTCCATACGCTTGTTGAATTCAGACATACGCTTTGAAACAGATTCCTGCTTCATTTCTTCTTTCAAAACACGCTTTGCTTCTTCGATAGCGCCCTTACGTGCCTGATCAAATAGATGTTGCTGGTATTTGGTTTCGTCGTAGCCAAAATCCTCAAGTGTTTTGACTGGTTCCGGTTCGACATTTTCTACTTGCTTGAGATATTGGCTCTTTAATGCCTGCTCTCGCCAGTAGTCACGGTCGCGTTCTGCTGCTCTGCGCTTTTTGGTTAGCTTGTCAAATTTTCTCTGCTCGTCATCTTTCTTCTGAGCATCTTCCGTTGTGTCGGTTGATGATTCCGACGCCTGCTCGGCCTTCTGTTCGTCCTCTACTTCTACGTTCGCATCCGCTTCTGTAGTTTCGATTGGTTCAGGTGCATCAGTTACTTCCTCAAGAATTGCTTCTTCACTCATTTTCTAACATCTCCTCATGAGACTCTACGCCTCGCCCATGATCCGCATGGTCGGGTTCTTCGTACACTGGTACAGCCACAAGCTTTCCATTCTCTCTATACGAGTCAATGCGGATAACTTTTGGCTTTTCTTCAACTTTTTCTGTTATTTCGTTAATGACACCAACTGCATATCGGGTGAACTGTTCAGACATTTGTCTCATTGACTCAATCACCTGGGCAGATTCAGCCATCATCTTCCCGTGCATATGATCCATTTGAGACATATCACCCGTTGACTGCATCTTATTCTCAGCCATGGCTACATTTGATTGACGTTCGGCTAGTCCGGCGAGTGATTTGGCTATCTTTGCCTCGAAACGTGCTTCCTCAGTCTTCAGGTTAGCAATTAGAGTACGGATTTCAGCCTTGTCCTTTTCGTTAACGCTCTTTTCTTTCTCGGCATCCATTGCCGCCTGTTGAACTTCCTGCCCCATTTGCTGAACTTGCTGCATAGCCTGTTGCGCTTGCTGCATGATCGCCTGTGCTTCTGGTGGGATAGGGGCGTCCTTATTAAGCATTTCCTGCACAGGTGGTGGCAACATGACTTTTAGACGTTCGGCTATGTCTTCGGCGTAAGGCAAATCCATCGATTTCATGATCAAGTCACCTGCAATTGCCATAATCTCGGGATTTCCCTGGGTAATGCCCATATATGCTTCAACTGCTTCCTGGCGTTTGGTGGCAAATCCTGGGCCTGTGGTGATAGTTACGTCAAACGTGCCCTCGGAGAGATCATTGACCTTTACTGATTCCCCCGTTGACAAATCCTGGACAAACGTATTGATGTTGACGTAATCCTCTGCACCATCAGTTCCAAGTATCCGTAAAGACCGCTCTGTGTCATAAATGTTCGGGATGAGGTCTATTAATATCTCCCAAGTACGTCTAACGCCTTTAGATAGGTTGTCCTGATAGTTAAATGTTGCTATCTGGCCTTGCTGTTGGCGAGCAATTTCCTGTCTACCGCTCGTTGCCTGGTTCGGCGCACCAACATCAGCAGCAAATATTCCCGTTACGGCCTTTATCTCTTCAGAAGCAAGTTGTGACTCTTGTATTAGTGCGACAGGAACATCCGCTCCACCTGTCCTCTGTGGCGGGCCTGGCGCCTGTGGATCAGGGTTGTATAATTTGAACGGAAAGTTCTTCTGGTGAGCCTCTGCCCATTTCTCAGTATTGCCTGCTGCCTGTACTGCAGTAGCCCATGTTGTCGCTAGTGGCGCTGATGCTATGGATTCAGCTATTGCCGTCCGGGAAACGTTATACGAGCGCTGGGCGTCTTTAGCAAAGCGTGGGACGCCAAACCATTCTATTCTTCCGTCTATAACGATGTGCTCACCGTAAACGATGATAAATGGATGCTCTGTCCCTGCCCACTCTGTCGGGCCTTCGAGAATTGCATCGCCTGAGGCAATGCACATCATGATCTTATGCGTGTTGATTGTTCTGCGTTTTTTTATTAACTCGGGCTGTTGCTCAAGTATTAAAGCGGCTTCGTCTTCTTCTGAGTCTATTACCTTGCCGTCTTGTAGCTGCCAAATTTCTTTCTCTACTGGCTCTTTCCACCAATACTCACAAACACGGGTTTCCTCATCGCTTGACCACTCAACATCGTCATCAAACTCACTGCCCTCCCAGTCAACTTTATCAGCATCGCCATATTTTTGTTCAAAAGATTCATTGGATATCTTTTCAGTCAGTATCCAGTCGTATGCGTCACGTTTTAAGATGTCCTTTGCTGATGGGTCTGCGTAAAGACAAAACGGATTCTGTATCTGCTCGATCTTAATGTCTTGATCAAACGCATTATCGTTCGCATATTCAGTAATAATCCTCCATGCACCCATGCCGCTAGTCACCTGATATTCAGCAGCGGTATCGATAACAGTATCGCCATCAGATACGTTCCAGATATTACGGATTAGCCCTTCGTATATTTCGGCAGTTTCCTTGTCACCATCTTCTGTGCCACGAACTTTCCCGGACGGGCGATTGGCACGCATCTCGTTAATTATGCGCTTGCATGTGATTCTGAGCTTATTGAATTCATAGCATGGGCGATTTCCACGCTCTATTTTCATGTTATAGTCCCACTGTGATCCGGGGACGTTGACGAACTTCATGTCGTCCATAGCCAAACGACGATTGTATTCGTCGGCTTCAGTCATGATCGTATATCGTTTTCTTATCTTTTCAAGCAGCTTTTTATTTTTACTGCCTTCAGCTTCTGCCATATTTCTACGTCCTCACGACGTTGATAAAACCGTTGCCATGTCTCACGACATTGCTTTGGGTATCTTCGGCCTCACTTACGACCTAGCTTACGACCACCTCATTTTCCGGCGAGTGTTTTAGCTTAATCAGTATTTTAGGCTATATTTCTGAATATTTCCATTATCTATTTACCCTTTTCAATACTTTAACGTCAGCAGGTACATTTGATGCCTGTCCGAGATAGCCGTCTGGCGATGTATTATTAACCTCGACCTTATACAGATATTGAGGAATTGCCTCCGGAGCATCCTGACCGAGTTCCATTTCGAACTGATCCATCCATGATTCTGGATCTTTTGTTGAATAGATAAAATCACCCTCACCTGAAGGGCCAAGGCCACGCTCTCCTACTGAGCTGACAGTTCGTTGTTGTTCTGCAAAAGTCTTTCCAGGGATTAGATTCGGTTCAGTTGACCAATGATATTCGATATTATCAACTTTAGCGCCTTTCCCCGCTATTATTCCTGCCATCCCAGGTATAAACGGCAAAATACCAATGCCAGACAGCGCCGCTTTCCCGTACTCACTTTTGCCAAGATATTTAATTGCCTCAGACGCGTCGTAAGCATCTCCAAAACCTGGGGTCATTTGTAATTGCAATGGCATTCCTGGCGCATTCTTGCCTTGCTTCAGACTCAGCGCTGTTTTAAGCAGATCAGCAGCATATTGCCTGTGTATATTGCCTTCCTTGAGGTTTTTTGCGTACTTTTTAACCTTCTCAACCGCAATATCAAAAGACCTGTCTGGCTCTGGCCTTGTATAGGCGTAGCTCATCTCACGGTTTAGCCTTTCTGGTCTGTAACCATCAGATAAAGCGTTGGAAGAATTAGATTTTTTCGCTAATACATTTTCAGCCATCATCTAAAACCTGCGTAAGGGTCTTCAATAGGTTTATATTGGTTAATAAACTCATCATAAACCACACTCATTAAGCCATAAGCATCTGCCCCATGCGAAGCCCAGTCATGCTCCGGGCCAAGACCTATGTTACGTGCTTCGTCTTTCTTTTCGTGATACCAGCCCAATGCAGATAATCCATGCTCTGTTGTTGGCTCATTAAACCACGTCGCCGGGAATGTCCGCCTTGCAGATTCAATTCTTGCCTTCGCAGCGCCTTTACCCTGGTTTGGCACTACCGTAACATAGTAGCCGGCCTGTTTTAGCGCCGATTCATAACTTACGTCATAAACCTTATCGTTTGAGCTTCCATCATGTGGCAGCCATATCTGAGCTTTTTCTGGCGTGTAATTATTTGACCGCATCCACGCAACATGCGTACCAAGTGGCTGACCTACCGCCTCGTAGTAATTCAAAACTCTGATCTCTCTACCAACAAACTGACAAGCCCAGATAGTGAATGCATCGGCTTTGGCTCCAGTGCCACCAATATCAATAAACAGTCTAATGGTCATTAATGGGTCAGCGTGAACAATTCCTATTCTATTTTCAGACCTTGCCTCTTGTATTGATTTTGCGTAATAAGCACCTTCTAACACAGTTGCGTATCCGCCCTCCCAAATATGATCGTACTGTTCTGGCGTTGTCCTTAGACAGTCAAGTCTCTCTTGTTCAAGTACTGATGTAAATCTAGGGTTGTCAGACCAATTTGCTCTAATAACAGTTGAGTCAGTTGGCAAGTCATTACCCCTAAGCATCACATCTACCGGATCGGTTCTGCGTCTTGGATTCCAGCTAAACCAAAGCTCTGATTTAAGCCCTAGTCTATAATTTTCCCAACGTATTGTTGGCCTGAGAAGCGCTAATGATCTAGCCGATAACGATTGAGATTCCTCTGCCCACGCTCTGTGAAAACCTTCAAGAGACTTGATTGAGTCTGCCGTGTGATCCTGCAAGCCTTGGAATACTATCAACCCATCGCCTGGCGTCTTTATAACATCCTTGTACACTGTGAAACCATCTCGTTCGCCAAGCCCAAATGATATCAGCTTCATCTCTATTAAGCGTTTAGCTGATTGCGCTAGTGTTTTCTGTACCTCACGCAAACAAACACACAAAAGCCCTTCATTCATCGTTGACGGGGCCATCAAAGCATCTTCTATTAAAAGCTCGGCAAAGAAGTGTGATTTTCCTGAACCTCGACCACCCCAAGCGCCTTTGTATCTTGCAGGTTCTAGCAGAGGAGCGAATACCTCAAACGTATTAATCTTTAGAGTTGACAATTACGCGCTCAATTCGTGTAACTAATGGCTGGTCATCATCGCCAGCTACCGTTAGAGACTGGGCTGGCTTCCCGTCAAGCCTGTCAGCTATCACATTGAATGCAGCGATGTCGCCTTCCTCGGCCTTCTCAATCAATTTGTAACATGCTGCTCTTAGCTTTTCAGGACTCTGTACAACCGCGCGTCTTAGCGCGTCAGTTATTAGCCGATTCTCTTTTTTCCCGTTTGTATTTCCTTTTGGTGCTCCAGCCATTGTATGCAATTCCATCTATTTGATAATGTTAGATATTAACAAGTGTGTATAAGGTATTGATTCTGTTACTGATGATCCATTTTTTGTGCTTGTTTTGATGATTGATTGATCGAATATAGACATATAAACCATTGAATCATCTGCGTGTCCCAGTATTTTATTTCCCTGACCTGATAATACTAATCTCATCATTTTTTGATGTTTATCGCACATATTAGAAAGCCCTTATATTATCAACCTTAAAGTCTATACTGCGCCTTACCTGAGTATCCAGCCCTTGGTTTATCTCTACAGTGATTTGTTTGCGTTCCTGGCGGTCTAATGTTGACATAGCTGTGTCATCTGGTGTGATTGGGATAGTAATACTCTCTGCTGGGGTTAAGTCCGTCCAGGCTCTTACATTGTTTCCTGTAGATATACTGTCTATTCGATATCTAGCTGTTGTTGGCACTGTTCCTACATTTGCGGTTCGGAAATAAGCGGTCAAATCGAAACTTGACGCTTCTGGCACGGTTGGTCTTTGAATCTGCAGATATACGTCTATCATTTGCGCTTACCGCCGCCTTTTTTCTTCTTGCAGCCCATATGAACTCCTTAAACATTTAAAATTATAATAGTCGCCTGCAGCAAAAACATCTCTTCTTCTCTTGCCCTGGACAATTCTCTTTCGAATCGCTCCATTGATGAGTAGTTTCCTACCATTATAGCCGATTCGGCAGCTTTTAGTACTCGATCACTTAGTACTGAGCGTAATTCCTGTCTATGTTGCTTGGCAAGGTTTTTTAACCGGGTGAGGTCCTCTATTCGTTCCCTTTCAATTTCCTTTGCCTGGAGTTCTTTTACTAGCTCTCGGTCAATTTCTTCCTGTATTTCTTTAGCTTTATCTTCTAACTCATTGCGTTTTCTACGATTTTCACGTTGTCTTTCTATTTCTTTCTCGTATGAAAACCACCAGCCGCCAGTAGGTTGTTCATCACTAACCGGAGTAAAATCCGTTATAAACGAACTACTTGAAACGATATTTGACTCGTTTGACGAATTATCATCGTGAACGTAATGAAAATAATATGTAGTCTCGGGTATTAGCCCCGATATTGTGACATTCTGCGGTCCAGTTGCTGTTACTGCCTGAGATTCGCCAGATTTAATCGTTGCAGATAGTTCGCTGGCATTGGTTGTTGCCAGGTAGTAAAGCGTTCCATTGCCTTCGTCTGTATCGACAGAACCACTTGCAGTGGTAGAACCTGTTGTCGTCCCTGTGGGGTTTGTTAATACCGGCGCGGTTGTATCTACCGACGCAGTAAAAGTGTTTAAAGCACCCCAGTCACCGAAGTACTGGTGATCTGAGTACTTTATCCAGTGCTGAATCATGCCCTTGTCTTAACAGTCACAAATCGGTCTGCAGCGCCAGCGGAGGAGAATCTATACGTTATTACATCTCCATTTGTATCGGCAGCCAATAGATCGACTTGGTAAATCCCGTTAGATACCTCTGCTATCGTACCGGATATCGTTGCGAAAGCTCCGCCGTCTATGCTCCTCTGCCCGGTTACTGTTAGGCCCACTTCAGGTGTTACATGGTCTGTTGCATCCACCATCAGGAATTCAAAATTTGAAAATGCGGTGTTTTTCTTAATTCCGACCGCTGTTGATTCTGCAAGTGCGGTATCTACCTCGGCGTTAATTGATGCTAAAGCAGTTGAATTCCAAGTAGAAGTCCCGTCTGATTTTGGAACTTTTGCAAGCTCCACGGCTGTTGCTGCATTGTCGGTGCCGCGCATATCAGTATTTGTAGTCGTTACATCCACCGTGTCTACGTTAACTACCGCGCCAGAAAGAGTAGTAATTGGCCCGGCAGACACAATGTCAGTAGCTGCCACATTATTAAGCGCTGATATCTGAGCAGGAATGTCTGTTGTTGTATCTGCTGCAATAATGTCCAATATCAGATCCAATCTCCCGCCATTAATCCAGTCGCTCAATACAGCTATCTGGGCCGCTGTTGCAGGATTGTGAGTACCTGCTGCCAGTGTACCCACAATGCGAGTTAACAGTGTTGCAATACCAGCATTGTCAGGTGCCGTATAGCCAGAAGTTGCTAATCGGCCACTGATTGCTGCATCTATGAAAGCGGCTTTTGCTGCTGTCCATGTTGCTGTGCTTAGTGCTGTAGCTGATTTCGCTCCGTCTGTCACAGTTGAAACAGTTGGAATTACCGCCCCGGTGTGAGTCTGACTAGACAGTACAACTCTGCCCGGTGTAGCAGATGCTGTAGTAATAACCGTTTGCGAGGCAGAAAAGCATGAAGCTTTATATGCGATAACCACGAAAGATGTATAGTTTGTCTCTGCCTGAGTTGGAGTGTAATAAACAGTGCCATCAGCCCCGTAGGCTGTTGTTCCGCCCCCGGCTGCCTCTGCACCTCCTTGTCCTCGGACTACGATAGATACGCCAGTCGTCTGAACTGTCCCGTCAGCAATAAGCACTACCTGGCCTATTGCCAGCCTCTCTGGTGATACTGCATTACGTGGATACATCTACATTGCTCCTAAAATTCTGCTTTGCTGTGAGACTCTGCCCCAATGTGGCATAAAACCACCTGCTGTATAATCAACCGTAAACGTAGGTGCTGCAACAATCGGACTAGCACCAGTTAATACCGCTGCTGGTATTGTAGCCGTTATCGTCTCTTGAGCTGTTATGTCATACGTGGCTAACGCAGGTAGTGTGATTGTACAGACAGTATCTGATGTCCTGACTACATCTGATGGGGTAAGCCCTGCTTTAACAACTGCATCCCATCCTGTCGCTTCTGCCTGTGCTGAATCCAATCCGTCAATGATATTCTGTCTTTGAGCATCGAAAGTCGCTCCAGCAGCCACCCATGTATCCCCTGTCAATGTTAAAATTATAGTCTTACCGCCAGTGACAATATCTGATTCAGTGATTGAGGCGGTGACTGTACCGGTTAGCGCGGATGAGCCGCCACCCGCAGCAATCGGCAATGCTATCGTACCGGCAGGTTTTAATATCTGGTATGGGTCGATAAATTCATAAAATACCTCATCGGCTGTCATTATGTGCTGGCCACGTATTGTCAGCCCAAACATTTTTCCAGCGCCAAACAATGACGTATTATTGCGTGAGAATATATACAGATAATTATTGCCGAAATTATTTGTTACATCAGATTGATATCCAGCTACCCCAGATTTTGTTTTAAAAACACCATCAACGTATAGATTAGTTGATTGAGATGTCCCAACAGCTCTATCGAATGTGAGCGCATAATGATGCCATTCGCCAGATGTTGGTCTTGTCCAGTATTGATTATTTGCCTTTCCCGGGCTGCCAACACCTGCCTGAAAAAAACCGCTAGATGGATAACCTGAATTTGGGTCTATTAAAAAACCTGAATTAGTTAAAAAATTTTCGCCATACTCCAACGCTAGATCATCATTATTAGCGTATGCGTCCCAGTACATCCAGAATGAGACCGTACAACTAGTGTAGGAAGAAAGATCGAGCGGAATAGATGCGCAGGCCGCAGTACCTGACCCACGTAAAGATAGACCATTGCTATCTGTAACATAGGAGCCTCCAGCGCCAACGGTCAGACGTCTCCCAGTTACAATCTCAAGACCACTTCCATTTAATGGTAAATAGTAACTGATAGTACTGCCTAGCTTATTGCTTCTATCAATCTCGACAGGACTGATAGGCTTAACCCCCGGCCGTAACAGCTCCGGGGCTAAAAATAACCTATCAAAAGCAGGATGCGCAGCACCCATCTTATGCGCTCGTCAAATTAGCTGTATAAACATCCATAGTATTACCAGATGCAGCAGTCGTCACATTTAGCTGATTCCCCAAATAAAATTTAACAGGGCATGGTGGCAACGAGATTAATCCGGTCATTATACGTTTGGTTGATGTCCCAGCTGGAACTGGGATTGTAGCTATAAGGGTATTCCGATCAGTACCGCCAATAATCGGAGCTTCTTCATAGTTGATTCCGTCAGGGGCTTTAGTCATATATAATTCGACATAACCTGGAGCAACAGGATTAAGCGAGCCTAAGTTCAGCTCAATTAGGCAGTGAGTATCTTTGTTCGCTGCATTATCAAGCGCTGTTGTTGCGGCTGACAGTGTTGCATCTGCGATACTGTCGAATACAGTACTAAGTAGATTACCTCTGTCTGTAAACGCAGACCAATTTATTTCAGCCATTACCAATTACCCCCTAAAGCTGTTCCGACCATCTGCGCCGAAATATACCTAAACCCGAGTTGCTGTGCCCGTGATTGGCTTACCTTTGCAGCATCTAGCACTTTTGTCGTATCTGATGCTACTAACACCCCAGTACCAGTCAGCATGTTAAGCATTGCTACCACCTCAGGGTCACCCACATCTATCCCAGTTGTTAAGATATTGCCCATGGCCCACTTAACAGCGCTATTCTGTGCAGCGACCGTAGTAAGCGCGTCCAGGTAGGCAGCGCCATTAGTAGCACCGAGAATCTTCATCATGCCTAGTGCGGTGATTCTGTATTCTTGGGTAGAAACCTTATCTGCTAGATTCAGCTCATCTGCAATTTGCTGATCGGTCATTGATCCATATAATGATGGATTACCAATAATCTCAGATTGTAATTTTTTATAATCCATCTTTACCCTCGTCTAGTTCAATAGCATTTCTACAATGGTCAACATTGCGCCAATCTAACCTATTAAGTATTTTGCAGATAAACCGGCACGCCTTACAGTTATCCAATCGTTTACCCATACGGCTAGATATAGTCTCATCTGGATCACCGCCAGTCAGAGCATTAGCTAGTTGATCAATACTGATCAGTATGTTTATTACCCATTTTTTGAACATTTTCAGTTACCTAAATAATCACAGTTGTCGCTTTAGATGCTGCGTCAGATCCATGCACGTTTTTTTATGCATACCATCAATCACAACACTTTTGCAAACAACCTCAGTTAGCATTTCCTGAACATGGCCTTTAAATATTAACGGCGGAAACCATCGTCCGCATTCATACTCATTGGGCACATACTCAAACAACCTGCAACTATCAGGCGACCAAAACACATGCGGCCACCAACCAACATAAGACCAGCGCCAAACCAAACAACCACCGCAATTAAACCACATCAGCCACGCCCATAACAGGCAGTTACACTTTTTCGGCCGCAATAAATTAATGTTAATGATTTTAGTTCACCCATAACGTTACATAATTGTAGGTTATTTAAGATTATTATGTAAGTATATCAGACAGTTGTTTTTCGATATCATTTGCCTTTTTGTTAAATTCAGATTTCATCCTTGAAAGATCGTCTATAGTCCAATTTTCAGCTGGATGGTGGGACTCAAGATAATCAATGATCTTTTCCCCTTCTTCATCACCGAATCGCATCTTTAGGCCTTCTTTGTAACCATGGGTATCTTTTGTCCCGTTGATATTTCCAGATAACTCCATGTTGCATCGTTTGTTACATTGCAAATAACAATTCCTCTCATCCAGCCTTAGCTCTGGATAGGCGCCTTTTGTTTTGTAGTGTCCAGCGGCATATTGAATGTGAGGGCTTGTAGTGCCACAAGATATACATTCATGAGGTTTGCCTTGCTTTGCGTAAAAAAGCCTGTCACGCGCCCTTATATACCGTCTGAAGGCATATTCTGCCTCTTTTACCCACTCGCTTTTGCTTTTCAGCTTTTCTTTTCTTATTTTCTTCTCTAAACGCCACGCCTTTGCCTTTTTCTCTTCTTTATTAGCATTCACTAATTTAATCGCGCATTTAGGTGAGCACACTTTCTGAAACGACCTGGTAGGTTTGAACTCAGATAAACAAGCTTTGCAGGTTTTTTCATTCACCAGATGTCGTTTTCTTGTTGTTTATTTTCCATAATCTCTTCCAGTCGCCTGCGCTTTTCAACTTTTTTACGGTCTTCAATAGTTAATTCTGGATATGATTTCACCCTATCCTTGAATCGAGATATTGAAAATGCCTGATGTTTTTTTGGTTTAGTCATCTTCAACTCTCGCAACTCTACACTCGTTTACATCACGGTTTCTTAGATCCACGCCTGGATTGATTGTGTATGTCCTGTCTGTACGATTATACGACAACACTATCCCGGTAAACATTACTTTGTCAGGGTCATCAAAAGACGCTACCGTTACAAATTCACCTGCCTGTATTTTATTATACACAGTTCCTCCTATTTTGATTTTAGTCGTTTCTCAACCTCATTATCTAATAATTTACGATATTCGCTGAATGTTCGTGATCCAGGTGATGGGTAATTATATTTTTTTGCAAAATTCCATAATTCTTCGTTATTTCTTGGAATCTTAAACTCTGGATTATCTGATTTATTAGTTTTAGCTATAGTCCATATATCATCAAATCTCAAATCGCTACCAAAAAACGTACTCCCCATTAATACAAAATTAGTCCCAATTTTCCCCTCAGATTCACAATGGGCTGCATACACTCTGGTTTTCTCATGCAAATAATTTTCACTATACCCTTCTTTAATCCTGCGCATGCAGCACGCATACGTTTTTGCCTTACTATTTCCATCCTTACGTCTTGGATAATCTACCCATAAACCCTCAAACCAATCTGGATAACCACTAAAATTTGGTTTTCTTGCACTTCTTAGATTTTGCTGTTTTCTACTTTTCTTTTCAGCAATTAACTTTTCGAATAACTGATCAACTATGTCTGAAATGTCGTCTTTATGTAGTCTCATATTATCCCCTTTATTATATTCATAACTGTTAATTTTATTTAGGCAATACATATCACTGACCTTAGGGTGATCTATATTAATCACAGTCATATCATAAATCATTTAAAAGGGAGTATTGTAATTTGTCCCTTTCCGCTAGTCAGCAATAACTATATTGTTACAGAACACACTTACCCAGGTATTGGACAGGAGTGTCACCCTGCATCGTTAAAGATCACCACTAACCCGATTTTGTGCCTTCACGTGCTGGTTACGCTTGGCTCCCTCGGTCTCAAAGGGCTAGTTATTGCCGTCTACACAGATTCCCGCTGCCGTTGGTATACCCGACCGGGGACGATTTATTTTTTGGGTTAACTCTATAATTAGATAGAGTTTTAGTATTGAGGTTGACAAGAAGATTAAATTAAACGATACTTCTTCAGTCATCTCGACACTTTAAACCCACCTTAGAGATCGTCGCTCTATAATAGGTGGGTTTTTATTTGCCTTGCTTATTATTGCCAGAAATTTATAAAAAATTAACTATAGCCTATTTTCTCAATAATTAACAATATTATTTCTGGAAATATAGCGCCACCTGGCTTTATGCATAGCTGTAATGGAATGTCAGCCGCTGTAAACCATTGTTTTTATTACTCCTATCTTATCATGTGTGTATAGCCCAGTGTTATGTGTCTATCGTAACTCGGCTGCCAATTTCATTTACCAGCCTCCTAATCTCGTTTATGTATTCCATTTTCCCCCATCCCTCTAATTCGCAGATCATCAAATCACAACGAATATCATTTAACAGCCTCAGCTTAAACCGCTCCCTAGCTAGTTCGTTTACGGTTCTCACAGGGTATGGTTGCTCTATTTTTGCCGCTTCCGTTTCGTCAGCAGCTGATTCCATTTTGGTAACGGGTTGAGCATCGAGGCACAACTGCTGTTTCGGCTTTCTCACCCTAAGCAGTGCCCGTTTCCCGCCGCGCAGAATGCTCCTCCAATCGCTGATAAATACATATCCAGCCAGTGGAGACCCGCAGGTTTTGTCTATCGTCCAGCCGCTTGGCATATCATCAAAAAGTGGCCAATCTTTGTAATTTTCGTTTTTCAACTGTCAACTAATCATTTGTAGTTTCCACATAACAAAGCAAAATCACTCGGACTCGCTTTGCTCGCTCGGTGTTTTGCGCGGTTAGGCGTTACGCATCTTCTTAACAATTTCAGGCGTGTGCTTGTCTTCGAGTTCAGCTAATCGCTTCTCATCGCGGGAAACTTTCCGCTTCATCCATTTAAGGCTTTCTTCAAGCCCAACTATTTCGCATCTCTCGCATTCATTTGAAAAAGATATCCCGTGATTACAAAAAGTTTTATCCGTCCAATCCATCGTGTTTCCTCACTTCGTAGCCCGCCTAACAAAAATTTTCAAGCGGACTCAGTTAACGCGGCGTTCTTTTATACTTCAGTGGTTCGCCGCTTAAAATTGACGTTATGCACCAAAAACCCTATTCATGACTTGACCAAATTCTGTTGCTGATATACAGACAAAACAATCCGAATCAATAATGTCTGGATTGGCGTGCATCCGGATCGTATCCAGTTCATCTCTAAGCCGCTCCACCTCTTCAACCAATTCCTCGGCATATCCTATCCAGTCACCGGCGTCGAGCCGCCATTTGTCGTACTCATCACTGATCAAGTCTTTGATCTCTTGTATTTCGTCCTGTGTCATCATATATCATCCAAAAATCGCATAACAATAATTTCCAGCCGACGCAAAAACCGCGCGGCTGAAATTAAACGTTATGCGCTTAATTCTTCAATGTCAGAAACTTCAAGCCATGTCTCACAATGGCCATGGCTTGCCCTTACTTCATTAGCGGCTTGCTCTATTGCCTTATTCCATGCTGCTTTTGCCAACTGATATTCATCCAAAGTCTCGCTACCCCATCAACTTTCTTTTTTCCACCAATCATCAAATGTCATACCGTTTTACTCAGTTAGCTGCACATAACAAAATTCCTCAAATCGGACTCAGATACTTAGGTGTTTTTCTATACTGCGGTGTCTCTCCGTTTAATAAATGACGTTATATTGCAATGCTTGTGCCAAGCGATATCATTCTACTAACCCGAAATATTTAGCAAGTATTTTTAGACGTTCCTGCCGTGGCCTTTTTATATCCCCGCTTGATACACGTCTAAGCCAGCTATCAGGCAATCTAGATTCTTTAACAACAGCAGGAATATGGCTATATGTTAATCTACGCTTAACCTTCTTTAGTAGTTCTTTATATTCTTTTTCGTTCAAGCAAATCTCCTTTCCATGTCTTTATTATAGTGCAAAATAAATGCAAAAATCAAGCAAATAATATACTTGTTTTTTGTTTTTTAAATGCTATAGTAGTCACACGATAAGCGAAACAGGCGATTAAAATGAAATCTATTACAGCAACAGTTGAGCATATTAATAAACTGGCGAATTATATACGTGATCGTCAAGAGCGCGAAGAAAATGATGCGTTTGAAAAGAGCAAAAATTTTAGTTATGAAGATGAGCCGCCTTTACGATATAGACAACGACCGCTTAGAAAAGCTAATGTACAGACGGAGGAAGATTTGGAGAAGTATATTGACAATAAAGAGCGGGCAGAAAGCATCAAAGACAATGAAAGAGACCCATACAGATGAATTTATCAAAAAATCAAGAGAGCATCTCGGCCTACAAGTGGCATTTGATCCTGATTCTTGCGCTGCTTTTGGCTGCGGGATACCTGGAAGCGACAGAACCTGTAATGGCTGCAATCCGATGCCTGTCTTGCTAGATAGGCAGGGCGATATATGATCTCATTTTCAGATCATCGTTGTGTTGGGGTTAATTGTGAAAAAAAGAACAGTTGCTTAAGACACATAAAATTGAATGACGTTGATCATGGAGCTTGCTGGGAATGGCGATGTTGCAAACAAGGGAAAACAGACAAGATAATATTTGAAGAGGTGGAATATGAATCAAGAAAACAAAACACATTACAGGAAGGCGTTTAACTCGCCATACCTAAGCAGCGCAGACATTGTAGAGCCAACAGTATTAACAATCTCTCACGTTCGCCTTGAACCTGACCAAACAAAGAAGTCAAAGGATATTTTTAACACGGCTTATTTTGTTGATAAAGAGCTTCGCCCAGGGGAGAAGTTAAAACCTATGATTCTAAACGCGCATAATTCAAAGATCATGAAGGGCCTGGTTAACTCCCCGTTTATCGACGATTGGCAAAATATTCAGGTGACTATTTATGTCGACACAAACGTCAGATTTGGGCGTGACACTGTAGAGGGCCTTAGGATTAGCGCAGAGCCTCCTATACGCCGCAAACGGTTACAGAGTGGCACTGAAGCATGGGATAGAGCTATTGCTGCTTACAAGCGTGATAAAAATCTTGATGCTGTAAGAAAGTTTGTTGATGTATCTCAAGAAGATGAGCAGACCATTAAGGAGCAAGCTAGTGCAGTTTCATGATGTTTCGCAAAATACTGATGAATGGCTTGATATGCGGATTGCCAAGCTTACCGGGTCAGGCTGTCCTAAAATCATGGCTAACTTTGGTAAGGCGTTTGGTGAACCTGCTAAAAAACTAGCTGTATCAATAGCAAGGGAACAGGTAACTGGCAAGCGGTCAATGTCTGAATCATTCAGTAATCAACATACAGAGCGCGGCCACAAACAGGAACCAGTCGCAAGAGGGCTTTATGAGAGCAAATATTTTGTTGAAGTATCTAACGGTGGTTTTTTTGACTGCGGCAACTCTGGCTGCTCTCCTGATGGGCTTGTTTATGATGATGGATTGATTGAAATAAAATCCGTTTTAGATTATGTGCACTATGCCAACATTAAGCGAAACAATATAGATCCGGCATATAAGTGGCAGATTTATTTCAACTTATTAAAGACAGAGAGAAAGTGGATTGACTTCGTAAGTTACTGCGCAGACTTTCCAGAACGAACAAGACTGTTTGTGTTCAGGGTTAATCGGAATGAATGTACAGAATATTTCAAGCAGATAGAAAAAAGAGAAGTTGAATTTTTTAAGCTGGTTGATGAGATTAAGCAGTTTATTTAGACCGTAATAAATAAAGGAAAGCAAATGAGCAAGCAATTAAAAGCAAAAGTTGGTAATTATACAAATAAAGATGGCAAGCAGTGCGGCGATTATATTAAGCTTGGGGTTGTCCTCAGCAACAATAACGGCGAATATGCGCTAATTGATCCTTGCGTAAATCTTGCTGGAGTACTGGCCAAACAGAACATGCTAGCAGTAGCAGAAGGGAAGCAATCTCGTAGTATGGTGATGTTTTCTATTTTCGACGACTCACAACAGCAAGCGCAGCAACCAGTCAAACAGCACGATAATAGCGGGCGTGATGATTTTGACGATACGATACCATTCTAAATGGATTGGTTAGCATTTTTTTCAGTAATAGGCGTGATAGCTGTGTTTGTAGTTATTGAGGCGGTTATTCTTATACTTCTATACAAATTGGGGATAATAAAATGACTGGTTATATCTGGCTTGACATATCAATAACTGGCGCTGTTTTCACATTAGTGCTATTCATGTGGCTTGGAAAAGATGAGCGATGCTCTGGAAATTCAGATGATGAGCATAGTGATGTTGATGGATCAGGTCGTCATTAAAACATTGTTATATTTTTGAGATTGATATGAGCCTAGAAATTAAAATGCTGCCAGATGATGCCACTGGCTTGGAAGATAAAGATGTTTTAATTGAAGCATTGAGAGCTAATGCTTCAAATTTAGGTTATTTAAGATGCTTGTGTTCATCTTGCTTGTGCGCGTGGGCATTGAATCACTTTGTTGAAAATCCTGGTGCGGCATGGGATGTAGAATCAGGCCGAATTGCTAGAAAAATATAACGTTGCCGGTAACCGGATGGCCGAATAGAAACCACGGAGATAAAATACATGACAAAGAATAGCGAAGCCACGGCACTAAAAGAAGACACCGCGTTAGGCCAGTCAGAGTTGACAGGCATTGTTATGTTGCCCTGCCCGTTTTGCGGAAAACAGATGACTAAAGAGGACTTAGAGGATGCCTTATATCCGAGCGGGGTAACTTGGCGTGAAGGCGAATTTTGCCGGGTGTACGGAGGAAACCACACACACCCGAACCAGTGCTATCAGTTTGTCTGCCAAAGCCATAAAGATGGTTGTGGAGCCACTATTGATGGCGACTCAAAAGAAGATGTTGTCTCGAAATGGAACGGCAGACGCTAACTATTGACATATCAACAAGCCAAGACTGCTGTTGCTGATTTTGAAAAGGAATACATTTGGCAGAATCAAGAACGTCTTTGTGTTTCGTCCGTGAATATGATTCTGAATAACGCAACATAACTGCGCCAATAACCGGATGGCCTAACTATGAACTTAAAAGGAACAACGAACATGAATGACACAACAAAACAACAAAGTGCCGACGAAGGCCAGTCCGAGTTGATTGGCATTGTTATACCGTTTTTCATCCTTGGAGTAAGAGACCCGCACGATAATTATGATGCCGTTGTATGCGATGAGATGGCGGATTGTGTGCAAATT